TCGAACCAGGGTTGTTGGATTCAAAGTCCAAAGTGATGACCACTACACTATGGGAGCTATATGACTATTACTATTATATTCTTTAAGCTCATTTACATATTTAAAATGATACATGACTAATGAAAACATACCCGCTGATACATTTGTGATCGTCATGGGAACGATGTTATTATGTATGGAATAGACAAGCGCGAGTACACTCGCGAGGAGATTCAAATGTAAAAACGAATAATTTATCGCCTTCGCGTCACTATTTTTATACACATGTACGACCTCTGGTATAAACATAATGGTTATGAGTATCGAACTCGCGAACCCAAACATATCTATGAGATTCATCTCGACTTCTTTAATTCATCTATTTCTAGTTTAAGCTCCTTTATGCCTTCTATGAGAAGACCCACCGGACACTTTCAGTGTTCAATTGATGATATCCAACACATTATTATGCTCATTTAATAAATCGAGAGAGAACGATTATGTGAATTCGTTATTCTGGAACTTCGGGCCATTCGACACCTATGAGTTCTCCATGTTCATCGAGGTCGGGTGAGGACATAGCCGGGAGATCTCGAAGGTGTTGGCGATAATGAAACCATTTTTTACGGGTTTCGTCGCGTATTGGATAATCGGGTGTGACGTATTTATCTGTTGTATTGATGCGTACATCACGCTCATTTCTAAGTTTTGTCATAGCATCAGCTTTACGCTGTTTCTCGGCTTCCCATGCCGCGATTTCTTCGGGGGTTGGTTCTGGTACGTCCATTTATAGTATATATTTACATGATTTTTTATACTACAGTTATGATAACTTTACCGTTTGTATTTTCAACTGCATGTAATTCTCTCAGTATGTTAGCTGCTGATGCATCGATGTAGGAACCACCACCACCACCGTGCCCGGAATTAGACCACCCACCACCACCACCACCGGAGTATCCAGCTCCACCACCAGCACCTGCATAACTACCACCACCACCACCAAAACCACCATCCACCCCGTCACTGTGTAGTGCCCCACCTATACCCCCATTGTTAAGAGCAGTTCCCCCTGCAGCAGGATTTTGCGCGCCGCCACCATCGGTGAACCAACCCGCACCACCACCTACATAAACGGTAGCAGCACCACCATCACCACCACTACCACCACTACCACCTGAAAGGGCTCCATTATTACCACTCGTCGATGTGGGATTTGCATCGGCGGTTCCTGGTCGAGCATATTGACCACCACCACCACCACCACCTGCGACAATCAAAAGTGTTGATGTAGTCTGATTATACACAAACGTGGCACCACCACCACCACCACCACGACTATTTCTAGGATTATTTACTCCCATTTGCCCCACAAGAATTTTAAGCACGTGACCTCTCACGAGAGTAAATGTACCTCTATTTCTAGCCCCTCTACCACCATATGATATTGAGGTCGTAGCATTAAGGTAAGCATACCCACCAGTAGCTCCATAAGCATCGATTTGATACGTCCCATTGCTCGGCACAGTCCATCCTTGAATTCCCGGTGTGAACATAGTAAAATAATTTATGTTATCGTCCCATGTGACGTTATACACATTTCGTAGTTGTGTGAGCGTCGGACCCGTTCGACCAGTAGCACCCGCATTCGTGAATGTGTGTGATGAAAAGGAAAAGAGTGGTGCAATCGTTTTGATCATAAAACTTCGGTCGGTGAATACAGCCCCATCACTGGCTCGAATGGTGATGGGGGTTAGGGTTCCATCACTCGCACCCGATGTACCACTTATCGTGCTTCCAGATAAGGTCAAACCCGGTGGTAAAGTTCCGGAGACGAGAGAATATGTGATGGTACCCCCATCTGGATCGGTCGCGGAGAGGGTTGTGGTGTATGAAACAAGTGTCGAGAACTCCAATGCGGCCCCATCCGCTGGAGAAATCCATACCGGCAGAGTATTCACATCGAACTTACTCGTACTGTCGACAGAAAGACCCGCCCCATTTGTCATGACCAACGTGTACGAATCGAGCGCAAGTGACCCCAAGGTCACCGTGATGATTCCGGAGTTTGTAAACACGAGGTTTGTGGTCGAGTACAAGGTACCACTCGAGTCTCGGAGTTGAACGGTTGTGTTTTCGTCAAAGAAGGCCCCAATGATCGTGAGGTCGGTACCATTTACGACTGCTGGAATGACCACACTTGGACTGAAAGATGTAATGGTCGGAGGCGTTGCAATGGAACCCCATCCTCCAGCTGTGTACGCCTCAAGGTATCCAGTTTCTGAATTGTACCTCAACATTCCTTCGACCGCGGTAGATGGGCGCTCAGATGCCGTACCAACTGGTACGATCATAGCTCCCACATCATTTAAATCTAGTACTGCACGAGGCTGAGCTGTACCAACCCCCACCCTGCCAGTCGTCGTATCCACAAAGAGGTCCGCCGTTCCAACCTCTACATTCGACCGATAATAGAGTGAATCTGCACCACTTGTCCACAAGGAACTCACGAATGGTTCCCCACCTTGATAAAAGTCACCCGAAAAGTTGATGTCACCCACAACGTCGAGGGCATACCCGGGTTCATCTTTATTAATACCAACTCGGTTTGTCGTTTGTTTTACGTAAAATGTCGTACCACCTGTAATATCATTCGTTGTAATCACATTGTTACCAATCAGGTTACTATTGACCGTGACCGCAGTGACATTATTACCAATCAAGTTACTATTGACCGTGACCGCAGTGACATTGTTACCAATCAAGTTACTATTGACCGTGACCGCAGTGACATTGTTACCAATCAAGTTACTATGAACCGTGACCGCAGTGACATTGTTACCAATCAGGTTACTATTGACCGTGACCGCAGTGACATTGTTACCAATCAGGTTACTATTGACCGTGACCGCGGTGACATTATTACCAATCAGGTTACTATGAACCGTGACCGCGGTGACATTGTCCCCGATTAGATTACTGTGGGTCGTGATCGCGTTAATATTAGTCGCATCGAGTGCGGTCGTAACGTTAGAGAGAGTTAAGGTTCTGTCCGACGAAAACGCAATCTGCCCAATTGGTGGGTTTACTTCTGAAATAGTTTGGAGCTGGGGTGTTGGGTTCGACTGCGAACCACCAGAAAGAATGAAATCGGATGCTACGATAGTACCAGTGATGGCTATTTCACTTCCCGTGTATTTGTTTGCATACACGTTTCCAGATGTCCAAAAGGTATTAGATCCATACTCATCAATTTGAACATTGGCACCTATATCGAGTGTGTGAATGGGTGCCGTGTTGAGAAGACCTACATTGGATGTAAAATTGACAAAATCCGTGTCCTTGGAATTAATGTTGTTAATGATCAATTCGTCGGTATCTACTGAACCAGACACCGTGACGTTTGAAGATTTAAAGTGTTCTGCATACACGTTTCCAGATGTCCAAAAGGTATTAGATCCATACTCATCAATTTGAACATTGGCACCTATATCGAGTGTGTGAATGGGTGCCGTGTTGAGAAGACCTATATTAGAGGTTAATTCAACGAAACCATTGGTTTTTGGGTATACTCTATCGACTAACACGTCTCTCACGGTGATACTATCATTCAGTTCCATCGTATCTCCTCCGTATTCTGTAGCAAACACAGTTCCATCGACCCAAACCGTGTTTGCTTCATTCATATCGACCCAAAACTTTGTGCCTACATCCAATGTGTGTTCTGGATTTGTGTTCGCGACACCGACATTCGATGAAGCCGTGAGACCCGTGGTCCTGTTTGTAAAATTCACAGTGTTTGAAGATCTGGCGCCGATGCGCGTGACTTGTTCGAGATCCGTGATGAGTTTATAGTGACTGTCGGCTGGATTATACGATTGAAACAACGTATCACCCTCTACGATTCGGAGCGTCGTCGTCGCGTAGTTTTTTTCAAAAATGTTTGAGACTTGCCCTGCGTTGCCTATGAAAGGCATGACTACTACTATTAATTACCAAATAAAATACCAGCCATACCATTCTTCACCTTGAGTATGTTATAGTTGACCGCATACACGGTAATCTTTTCACCTGTTCTAAGAGTCCCTCGCTGAACGTTTCTCAGAACAATTTTCGCATCGTCGAGACGACTGAAATTACACGTCCCGGTAGGTGTGTAACTCGATGCATTCTTACAGAAATGGTAGGCGTAGTATCTCGTGTAGAAAGGACAATTTTCATTTTCATCGAATTGGTTGATCCCGAACTTACTGTGTTTGTAGTTTTGGATGGAGTGGAAGTAGAGCGGAGACATGTTTTCCACGAGTGCCGTGGAATTGAGGTAGATATCAGCGGTGTCGAAGGTAAATTTATCGTTGAGAAGGATTCCGCTTTTCGTTGGATGCCCGAAAAACAGGGATTTCACGGGGTGATTGAAGAACGAGATATCGAGATTATCCGATGTATCATAGGTTTGTTTTTGGACTTGGGTCACGATGAACTCATGAGCGTTATCGACGAAGTATTTGCGTTCATCTGTGTCTAAGTAGACGTAATTACCATAAAGCTTCACGTCCACAGCTTGTGATGGATTTTCGAAATCTATTCTGATTTCGATTTGATGGTACTGGAGGGCGAGCAAAGGCAGGAACATATCGTGATCGCAAAAGTAAAAGTGAAGAGGCATGAAGCGGGTATTTGACGTCGAGGTCGCGTTGTTAATTTCCTGAGACTTCGTGTAGGTCTCGGCCATGTAATTTTGCCATATATCCGCGATGAAATCGAATGGTTGGGAATCGACTTTCGTACCGCCTATATATAGATGGAAAGTGGCCCCGGAAAACTTGGACACAATGTCTTCTCCCTCGAGCCAGAGTCCATCGAGGAGATCCCCGTATGAAGGTATGATCACGGTAGAATCTTTGTTCGTGAGAACCTTGATGAGTTTAGGAGCCTGGGAAAAGTTTTTGTGTCTCGTGTACTTGGTCCTGAAGAGGGAAACACCAGCGGAATTCGTGATGTACGCATCCTGGGCACCCTTCGCGGTGAGTTGAATGAGGGAGCCAGACATATCTAATATTGGGGGAGGTTTTCTTTACGGAGAGTAATACTCACTCACCGGAGAGAAAAGGAAATGGATTTATGGTGGCAAAGGTGTGTTCGTAGGAAAGAATGAGGGCTTCCTTAGTGGCACCCGCGGGCATCGTACCTTCGGAGAGGTGTTTTTCGAGCTGGAGCTTATAAATGGACTCTGCACCGTATTCAATGCTATTCTTCACGAGACTGTTCACCCACTCCTCTGGGTCGGTGTGCCTAGTCTGGATGGTTTTGTAACAAACGTTACAGAGTTCCACGGTGATAGTGGCAGGTAGGCCATTTAATATATCGGGAGAGAATTAATGTCATAAATTACCACTCAATCTTTATCGTACAAGAATGCCCAGACATCCAATATGAATTATACAAACCAAACATCAACTTCACACTGTCACCCGCTACCAAGTTACCGTTATTCATTGTTGTTCTATCTTTCACTGCGTTTGTGTAGATTGTGTTACCATTATAAGACCACCATGGTGGTTGGTTACTAGACCATCCAGCACTGAGATCAACCGTACACGACGCAGAATCGTCACTTTTTACCATACCACACCATATGTATTGTTCCGGCCCATATCGCATAGTTCCACTCATCGTTACTGTGAGCTTAAAATTTCCACTACTCGTTGAAAATGTACTCGGTAATGTAATTGTCTCATATACATAATCACGCCACGTACCTGATACAAATGAACTTCCCGGTATATTTGATAAATTTTGATATGTAAACGTTTGACTATTTCCACCAACAACTGGCTCACTCGGACCACTCGAGTTCGTACCAAAATTGGAGAATGGTACCTCCATTATAGAAAAATCAGCGGTTGCGATGGATCCCGTGTTAAAGAAAACTTGACACGCCAGGTACATATTAGAATATGAATCACCCGACCAATTTGAACGACCTATCCATGATCTTGAAACCGTGCGATCGGTAAAAGTTACAGCCTTCGTAGTCGTTGGCTTGTCAACTGCATTTATACGGGTACTATACACCCAGCTACTACCAGAACCCTGTAAACGATTCCCATATGTCGACCATGTATTATCAGATACTCCGTTAGTTGTATCAAGTGGGTATTCAGTGGAACCTTGAAAGCTTGAAAATCTTGTATTTAAAGATGTACCCATTCTCGCAAATAATGTGTTATAATTCGCGGATGTATTACCAAAATCATACACTCGCTCCCAATTATTGGCATTTAAAAAGTTCACGCACGAAAATGAAGAAAATCCACCATTCGACGCGATATTTAACGTAAATGAACCCGAGTCAAAATAACCACCAGCAGTAGTACTTGTGCCATTAAAGTATATAACGTACTTATTATCCGCGAGTCTATATATGAAAGGTAAAGTCGACCCATACCCATATGTGTGCTGTCCACTCGGTCCTTGATCATACCAGGTGACTACATAACCAGTACTCGTTCCAATCCACTGAGTGAAATCAAAGTCAATTATATAACCATCGTGATCAAAATATAGATCAACGAGTGCATTATCCGACGACCTTCTAATACGAACCTGTGGTCCCGTATAAGATGTAAATAATCTACATAGCGCATATGCACCACTTATATTATTATATACAATTGTACTCAATCCATCAAATAAACCATATTCTGTTGCTTCGACTGAAACAACATCTTGATTTGCAACAACAACATAACCATCGCTGTTGCATATCAAATGTTGCATTTAGATAATCTTATATTTTTTTTTATTTTATTATATCGTATCGTGTATTTCTTGAAGTGGAGTTTCGTAGGCTAAAATGAGCGACTCTTTCGTTGGATTTGCGGGCATTGTCCCAGTGTCCATTTTACTTGAGGTTTAGGGGAGAGGACTAATTAGGCTGGTTAAGCTATAGCGGTTATTTTTACAAACGGTCTGACAAGAATATCAGTCCCACCACCATCCCAATGGTTTGTAATGTGTAATCTACCTTCATATGAAGCGCTATATTCTCTAAATGTAAAGTCAAGTGTTTTATTAGTAGTCCAAGATGCCAATTGTCCATTTGCAAGAGAATCGGAAGCAACTTCACCAATAGTTAGAGTCATATTGCTATAAACCCAAGTTTGATAATCACTGCCACCTCCCGTAGCCCCTCTCCAAGTATGCCTTGAATCGCTAACTTGTGTTCCGGCGACTCTACCAGCACAGTGCATGATTGGAAAAGCATCAAGCTGTCTAAAAAAACACCAAAATTCATAGGTGACTCTGGTAGTTCCAGGTGGCGGTTTATATGAAATACTGGAACCGTTGATAACCACATGCGCCGTTGTAGCCTCCTGTATTCCCGTAACATTTTGTAATGTATATGTACCCGATAAAACACTGATACTTCTCCCATTTGCTCTCCCTTGTAATGTTTCAATAATCTCACCCGGTCTATATCGTGTTTGTGTGATTCCACCATTTATAGATAAAGTAGAAGTACCCGAATTCCAATTAAGACCACTGACTGCATTTAATGTTTTACCACTCATCGATACGGCACCCGAAAAGGTCCCAGTCGTCGCCGTGAGAGCGCCAACATTCGCAGTGCCACTAACATCGAGTGCATACCCGGGTGTCGACGTCCCAATACCGACATTGCCAGTCATCGTGTCCACAACTAGATTCGCAGTTCCTATGTAGAGATTTGACGTAATGCGCGCATCTCCCGCGACATCGAGTGCATACCCAGGTGTCGACGTCCCAATTCCGACACCCCCCGTCGTCGTGTTCACATATAGGTTTGCGGAAATAACTTCGAGATTGTCCACAGCTGCTGTAACTGTGGGTAAAGCTTCTTCTATGGCGATCATTTCATCGAATTCAGTCTCCAATTCAGCCTGTGTGGGTAAAAACTGTTGATATTCTACAGGAACTTCAATGGATTCATAGGTATCCTTGAATTTAAACTTTGGTGGTACGTTATTAGCTAAAAGCTTTTTTAGAGCTTTTTCCATAACTTTGTGTCTCCGCAACTTACTATCGACACCCATTTATATGGGTCGATATTTTATTATCCTATGAAAAAACCAGAGAATACGTTGTGTGTGTTGTCCGTCGCGTCTTCGCCAAACGTTGACCCTTGCACCTGGTACACGCTAACGTATTGTCCCGCTGTGAGGTACAAAACACTCGATATGGTACACTGGGCGTAACTCGCGGTCGGTGCATCGACGAGCGCGTTAATGTTCTGTCTGGTACCGTTGATTGTGAAATCGTAGATGGTTCTTTCGTTTATGGAAACACCCTGTGCGGTAAAATAATAGTGTCCAGTCACGGGTGCCGTGAATCTACCCGTGACGGATGAATAACTGTTTGTGTTATCATGGACGACCAAGTCATAATCCAAGTCGCCGGTACCGGATATGGTTCCATTTGTGAGTTGTACCCTAAATGCGGGGAGACTCGATTGGTGTACCGTACCAGACGTGGTCAATTTGGTCGACTGAATGTGTGCGCTTGGAAAGTCCACGATGTGTGTCGCCATTTAATATATCGGGAGAGAATTATTAAATGGATAGGACGAACACTGAAGGTGTTCTTGGAATGCGTTTAGTTACGGAGTTGGGGCTTCGGGCCAAACTGGATTCTCGGGATCGGCGGTGTTCGAAGGGAGGTCACGGAGGGCTTGGCGGTACGTATCCCATTCCTGTTTTTTTGTTTCCGATAATGGAGAATTTGGCAATTGTGTCCAGTCACATTTCAACAAGAGGTCATTTCTTTTGCTTTTCATATCACGAATATACCTGGTGCGTATTCTGTCTGGTTCTCCACGCATATATTCAGCCAATTCTTCGTCTTCTACTAACACAATGTTTTCTTCTTCGTCTTTGATCGCTTTTACTGTGTATAAATTAAGTGGCTCTTCAACTTGAATAAATATCATTCCGGGTTTACCCCTTCCACCAAAATCACTCGCGGTTTTCGAAGAAAATCTGTCTACAACTTCTAGGGTATCTTTGTTAATCGTCACGTATGAGAACATTAATATACAGTTAGAAAAATTAACCAAGTTTGTAACACGTCATCGCAAGTAAATCTACACCAGCACTACTTCTTATAATTTCAACGTTTGTATTAGAGTGAGCCCTGAAATAAAATAAGTCATTGGCTGAACATTCTACTATGACATTCATTGTGGCCATACTATTATTACCACTTGCGCTACTCATCTCGGACCTAAATGCCAGAACATAACTTGTACCCCCATCTGTGCTCCGCATTAGATCGTACATACATTGAATATTCGTATCGGTAAATGCGTTCATACCAAATGCGTATATACCATATTCTGGAATGGTAATCAGACCTGTGGATGTATTATACATACTTCCCCTATTTACACGAGTTCCATTAAATATAATCACTTGGTGGCTACCACCGCTATATGTTGTACTTACAGTAGGATAAGCGATAACACAAGGTTGTGTGGAAGCTATGGATCCATTCACATGGAGCTTCGCAATTGGACTCGTCGTCCCAATACCGACGTTGCCACTCGAATCCACGCGCATTGCTTCAGACGCTCCTGTGCCAGATGTGTCTCCACCTGTAGTAATTCGAAATTGCCCACCATCGTTACCGAAAAAACATGAACCAGTATCATCGACACCGTAAATTGTGGAATAGCGGGAATTAGAACGTAATGTCAATTGTGTACCGGTCGTACTATAAACTTCCAGAGCCGTGTTGGGACTCCCCGTCCCAACCCCAACCCTCCCCGTAGTGGTATCCACAAAGAGGTTGGCGGTCCCAACCTGCAAATTGGATCCCACACTCACACCACCCGTCACATCGAGGGCGGTACCCGAAGTATTCGTGATCTGGATCGTATTTGTTGTGGTGTTACTTACATTCAGAACTTCATCGAGTCCCATCGTCGTAGTCACCGAAACCGTGTTTATGGTCAAAGAGTTTGCGGATACATGATTGGACACTTCAAGATTTCCCCGTATGTTCATGGTCAATAGATTGGCGTCCATACCAATCGTCGTATCGTATGCGCTACCTAGAGTGTATCCAAGTCGAAGAACGTCATCACTTTCATCAAATATGATAGCCACATTTGAGTTTGTTCCCCCGTGGCGGGTCATCACTATACCCAAATCCCCAGTGTTCAAGTTATTCGATCCCAATTCAATGATTGGATCTGATACCACCATATTGATGGTGTTTGCCACGAGAAGGTCACCCTTGACGCGTATGTTTGATTCGAAAATTATATCACCAATAAAAGTCTTTTCACCCGAAATGCTTATGTCTCCGGACTCTAAATTCGTAATTCTCAAAGAATTCGAAGACATATTCGTCTCAAGATTCCCAATTCTGGTTACATTGGAAGCAAAGTCACTCACATTGGATGATTGGATATCTGAAAGCGCTGAGCCATTCCCCGCGACACTGGTCACCACGAGCGCTCCAACGTTTGCGTACCCGTGGACGTCGAGGGCATACTCAGGTGTCGTCGTATTTATACCCACTTTTCCATCAGAACGTATCGTCATGATACTAGAATCTGAGTACGTCCCATCCGCGAGGGTCACATCGAGGCGCGATCGAGACGCAGTCCCACTGTTTTCGTATCGAGACATCTTAAAAGACGCCTTTGCCCCATATGATTCGCCACTCGTCCCATCGCGCGTGAGGTGAAGCACGGCTTTAGGGTCGCCGATCGCCGTCGTAGACGTGGGTGTCGCGTGCGTCAAAGTGAGTGGTGCATCCGAGTGATCGAATGATCCAGACATTGTAGGTGGATTGTTCACGTATTGGTGACCCACAACGTGGAGATCTGCTATAGGTGCCCCAGTGCCGATACCCACATTCGAATTGGCGACGAATGCGGTCGTCGCGTTCGTAAATTGAATTGTGTTGGAGGTCACATTTCCGTTATCGGAAATTGCTTGAAGTGTTGTTGAAATATTAGTGAGTTCCGACCCATCCCCGACGAAATAGTTGGCTTCGACGTTCCCGGTGGCGACGAGTCCCGCCAACTGAATCGTGTTTGACGTGACGTTTCCATAGCCCACGACTTGGTCGAGGGTCACGTGTGTGAGTTCCGAGCCATCCCCCTTGAGGTATGTCGCCTCCACGTTCGCCGTCGTGGTCAAGTTGTTCGCAAACACATTCCCGTAGACTCTCACGTCGAGACCCCCATTTGCGATTGGGATGACGTCAGTGGATGATGCGCTACTTTGTGTGTATCCGAGCGCCAATTCGCGTTCATCACCTCTGAACGCCACCGCAACATTCGACGTTGGTCTCGTGATAATGAGGCCCGCATCTATGGTATCACTCACATTTCCCTTCGCGAGTTCAATGATTGGATCTTCTATGGAGAGATTAGTTTGGTCGACTGAAAATGTTGTTCCGGTTACCATGAGATTCCCATCGACCACGAGGTTTTGGGCGATGTGTACGTTTCCGTGGACATCGAGAAGTTCTGTGGGTGTGAGAGACCCTATGCCTACTTTTCCAGAAACGTAGGCTATGTCCGACGCGTTAGATGTGTGGGTGTAGAACCACTTATCACTGTTGTGCACTACGAGATTCCGTATTTCATGGGACGTTCCCGAGGTCGCGGAGAATCCTATGTATCTCGAATCCGCTTCTTGGTAGTTTTCGGTGAATCCATGGTTCAATACGACTTTACCGGCGAGACTTATCGAGACGGCACCCCTAAAATAATTGATGTTTACGTGTTGCCAATCGGTGGAACGCACGTTTGCGGACGCCGAGGCATGGATGGACCCTTCCCAATACACGTCTATCTGATTATTCGTGTTGTCAAACACGATTTTGTAGCCACCATCATTCGCGGTGTAATCCGTGTGATTGGGCGTCGAGGTATTGAAAAGACTGAACGTGAACACACCACCGGTCGCGGTGATTCGCACGTCGAACTGCGCATGCCACGAGTTAGGAAGCTTGAGTGGCCAATACACCCAACCATTATTGAAATCGATGGAAGACGTGTCCCGAGTGACCCCCGTGGTGGAACGATAATCCGTGCCTTCTGCGGGCAAAAAAGTTGTGTTCGTGTGTTGATCGTCGTAGAGAAGCACGTCGTTACGCGCGACGGTATTAATGGCTGTGGCGAACCCGCCTGATTCTTTGATGTCTATGCTAGACACTTTCAATACACCATTGACAATGTCTAGGACACCATTATTTGGATTTATGGCCATTTAATATATCGGGAGAGAATTATTAAATGGGAGTGACGAGGAAAGACAACTCCTACGGAGTTCTGTATTTAGCCACAATGGTATGTACATCCAACATACGCTGCGGTCCAGACAGCATTTGCCTGATCTGTACGAGTGCCATCAGTCGTCAGGTATCGAATACTGTACGCCTTTTGGGTTCGATCCGTATCCTCCCATTGGAGACGTCCGTATGCGTCTAGAACGTTTTTGCCCGACGAATTCTTTTTAATAACTTGTACGGGAAGGTCTGCGGGATTGAAATCACAATCCATCGTGATTTTGGCGACGGTGTAGTTTGCCAGGAATTCCGAGTCCTGTTTTTGACCATATCCAGCAATGTTGGAGGTTGTAATGTAGTCCCCAGACACCAAATTGCCATTTGTGTTCGCAACCCACATCGCCCCTTCACCAATGGAGTTCACGATGACCCTATTGTCCCCAAGTTCTTTGGTCGCGTTCACAATCGTAATACCTGTGGTCTGGTTTCTCACGGTTCCACCATATTCAAGTCGGTCCACGACCCCAAACACACTTCGGTCGTTGGTGACGTTTGAGAGGGTTACCACGGGGAGGGACTCCGAGGACTTGATAGCACCCAAACCCGTGGTCAAGGGACCATTGAGGTTCATATACTTGTTCTTATTGGCAGAGACCACGAGACCTTGGCTCATGGGTCCATCTGGAAAACACATGTGTTGTCCAGTGAATGAGAGAAGGGTGCCATTGGCACTAATGGGTGTAGATACTTGGAGAGTGTTAACAGTTGATGGGTGTGTGAAAATATACACGGAACCAGTGTTATCCAAACCACCTTCGTCGTCCAATCTCGCCCCCACCATAGCTGTGCTTCCATCACCGGATATAGCGACACTGTTACCGAAGTAATCAAGTACATCACCATCTGGTGGTAATAGCTTGTTTCCGAAATACCAATTTCCACCAGTCCGTTTGAACACATAAGCACTACCAGAGTTGTTCCCAACTACATTCTGATATGATACCCCCACAATGGCGACATTCCCATCATACGTTAGGGCGACACAACTAGCAGTACCAAGACCCATTAGGTCTGAAGCAGCAAGATCAGATATCGTGAGATTTGCTTGTTGATACCATATAGAATCCTTATACCGTGAGAAAACATAGACACTCCCCCCATTTCCCACAATCTGATCATTGTATGGTGCTGACACAATAACAGTGTTACCATCACCAGAAATCCCAACACATCTACCAAATAAATCTCCGTCTGTTGGGATGACTCCGGTAAGCTTGGTTTGTTGACTCCACCCACTTCCGTTCCACTCGAAAATATAGGCGGCACCTGAGTTTGTTACACCACCTACGGCATGATATGGCGACCCTATAATAGCTGTAGAACCATCTCTTGAGAGAGATATTTCTGTACCAAAGTAGTTATTTGTAGCGCCATCGGATGCATTAAGTCGTGTCACGTAGGTCCACGAAGTCCCGGATCCTCTCCACACATATACAGAACCCGTATCAGTTAGACCTCTATCCTCCCCATTAGCCCCTATGAAAATGGTGGTTCCATCACCGGATATGGAGACGCTGGCGCCGAACTGGTCATCGGCTTGTGGATCAAAAGCTGTAATTATAGTTTCTTGCCATGTAGATCCATTCCATGCATATATATATGCACCCCCTGCATTTGCCTGTCCTGATACATCTTTTATATACGCGCCCACAACGACGGTATTACCATCATCTGACATGGATACAAAGTTTCCAAATTGGTCATTTTGAGCTTTATCCGTCGCCGTTAATTTGTTTTGTTTAGACCATATTCCGTTCGTGCGTTTGAAGATGTAAGCGGTGCCTATGTCTAATGTACCATTAATATCGTCATCATATTGCGCACCTATAATAGCCGTATTTCCGTCATTTGATATAGCAATAGCTCGACCGAATTGATTACCCTGTAACGAATCATCTGCTGTGATTTTGGCTTGTTGGGTAAAACTGGCAGTAGTATCAACTGTCGTAAAAGGATACATGTCCGAAAAAATAATCGAATTACTTACATTCGAAATCCGTATCGTCCCAGCAACTTCAAGTTGGGTGCGAGGTGCCGTTCCAATGCCAACACTACTGGATATAGAGAGGGCATTCACGTTCGATGGAGGTGCAAGATTAAAGATGTAGGCGGAACCCTGATCCGTTTTGGTCACGTCGTCCTTGAACGCCCCTATGAGGGCGGTAGTACCATCCCCAGATATGGAGATGCCACTACCGAAATTATCAAAGACTCCTGGTTCAGGTGCCACTATTTTTTTCGTTTGGATCCATGAAGACCCAATCTTCTTGAATACATAGGCAGATCCCTGATCCGCTTTGGTCACGTCGTCGAACCACGCCCCCACGATAACTGTATTCCCATCCGACGAGATAGCGACGTCCCTACCCAAGTAGTCGCTGGCTGCCGCATCCGATGCCACAAGTTTGAGCCCGGTGTCCCAACCCTCATTAGAACGGGTGAATACATAGGCAGAACCCTGATCGGTCGCGGTATCATCGTCATTGCGCGCCCCCACGATGGCTGTATTCCCATTTGAAGAGATCGCGACGCTGACACCAAAGTAGTCGCCGGCTGCCTCATCCGATGCCACGAGCTCTACTCCATCGCCCCAACCCCCATTAGTACGGGTGAATACATAGGCGGAACCCTGATCGGTCGCAGTGACTTCGTCGTGGAATGCACCCACAATGGCGGTATTCCCATCCGAAGAGATGGAGACACTGAAGCCGAACTGGTCTTGGGCTACTGGAAACGGGTGTACTAATTTGGCGTCTTGTATCCATTGAGATCCATTCCATGTGAAGATGTAGGCGGAACCAGCTGAGGTGTTATCTCCGTTCGCCCCCACGATGGCTGTATTCCCATCCCCGGAGATGGAGACGCTGATACCGAAGTTGTCGCTGACTGCCGCATCCGATGCCACAAGTATCACCCCATCACCCCAACCCCCATTAGAACGGGTGAATACATAGGCAGAACCGGAGTTGTCCGCAGTGTCATCGTCATAGCGCGCCCCCACGATGGCTGTATTCCCATTTGAAGAGATCGCGACGCTGTAGCCGAACTGGTCATTATCTGCGGGGTTTGGGTGTACGAGTATGTCTTGTTGTGTCCAGGTAGACCCGTTTCGCACAAATATATAGGCGGAACCCTGATTGTTGTTACCATATGCTCCCACGATGGCAGTATTCCCATCCGAAGATATAGAGATTCCTCTAGCGAAGTAGTCAGTATCCCCGGGGTTTGATGCCACAAGTTTGAGCCCGGCGTCCCAATATTCACCAACTGTGACTGGGAGGGCGTACATATCCGAAAAAACACTTGAATTGCTCACATTCGAAAACCGCATCGTCCCAGCAACTTCCAATGTTTGTGCGGGACTTGCCACACCCACCCCCACTCGACTGTTCGCACTATCCACAAACAAAGTGTTCGCGTTCACCGCGACGTTGCCCGAAACCTTCGCTTCACCTGTGACATCCAATTCGCATGTGGGTGTCGTCGTACCAATACCAACCCTCCCAGTCGTCGTATCCACAAACAGGTTCGCTGTGCCAACTTTCAAATTGGAACTGAAGGTCTTTTCACCATCGATGGTCATGTCAGCGGTCTCCAAAGTCGCAATTCGGGCGACGTTCGAGGCAAAGTCACTCACGTTAGAGGATTGAATCAAGGAAAGTCCCGACCCGTCCCCGGAAACACTCGTGACTGTGAGTGTCCCGACGTTCGCGTTCCCGAGAACATCGAGTGTGTGTTTGGGTGCATCCGTGCCTATCCCGACGCTTCCACCTATGTACGCGATGTTACTGCTTCCGGATTCACGAATCCACTTGTCCCCATTGACGAATTTGACGTTTTTGATTTGGCGGTCGACTCCCGCCTCGTGGTAAAAGACGACGTACCCCGCGTCGTCGTTATACACGCGATCTCTGAGCGTCGAGTCCGTGAACGTGTATTCCCCTTTTCCATCTATGGCGACGGCGAACGTATCCCTTTCGAAAAGGACGAAAAGTTTATGCCACACGTCATCATTGAGTGTGGTCGAAAGAGTCGCGGTACTTATTTGGGTTCCATCATATTTGAGTGTGAGCGAGTTCCCATCGAGCCCGAGTGTGTACCCATTGGTGATCGCCGTATTTACGTTGTTGTAAAAATTGAGCTGAAACGTGTGATCACCACCCCCGGCCGTCCCTGAAGCGAGATACACATCGGCTTCTAGAATCCATGCGTTTGGGAGCTTGAGTGCCCAATTATGGTACGTCGAATGTGTCGAGTACGTAGCCGAATCAGAAAGAAGAATTGTGTTACGGGCGATGTTGTTAAACACGGTGTCGAAACCCGTCGCCTGTTTAAATTCCATTTTTGAAACCCGGACGATTGCACCCGTGATGTCGAGAATACCGTTTGTTGTGTTTATCGACATTTAATATATTGGGAGAGAATTATTAAATGCATTTTGGGACGAACACCAAAGGTGTTCTTCGAGGCGTTTAGTTACAAGTAACTGCGTTACTTGGGGACGTCAGCCACAGTGGTACGTACACCCCACAAATGCCGCCGTGTGCACCGCGTTCGCTTCATCGGTTTGGGTTCCATCCGCTGTGAGATATCTGATTTTGTAGGCGGGTTCGGTTTGATCGGTATCTTCCCATTGGAGATTACCACGTGCATCCAAGAGATTTGAACCTCGCGTGATTCTATAATACGTGACTATATCCGTTTGGGAATATGTACCCTGCTCTTCTGTGGTGAGGTTGCTATATTCCGATACACCTATGACCACATTGGATTCGTTAATGTATTGGGTCTCACTCACCAAACTTCTGTTGTAGTCCGTCAAGTTACTCCAAACGTCTTCGGTCACACTGACAAGCGTTTCGACCTTCTTAATGGCTCGCACGGGTACCGGATCCGCCGTGAAATCACAATCCATCGTGATCTTCGCGACGGTGTACGAGTGAAGCACGTCATCGTCTTGCTTTTGACCGTAACCAATGACATTGGACGTCGTGATGTAATCCCCGGACTCGAGGGGTCCATTGACATCACACACCCAAATGGCCCCTTCCCCGACAGAGTTCACGATGGCGCGATTGTCGCCGAGAACCTTGGGGGCATCCGACACGACTCCACCCGTTATTTCCGTGCGTACGATCGTATTCGCTTCTTCGACCGAGGAGACGACCCCGAAACAAGTCTTGTCGTTCGCCGTCTTTGAGAGGGACACGATGGGAAGGGACTCATCGATGGTGATACCACCCTGACCTGACGCCAAACCACCATTGAGTTTGACGTATGTGTTCTTGTCCGCGGAGACGACGAGACCTTCCTCCATGGGTTCACTGGGGAAACACATGTGTTGTCCAGTGAAGGTCGTCACTAAACTCCCTCGTGATCTAATTTGTCCACGAACGTCCAATGGATACGTCGGAGCTTCCCCATCCCCCAAACCGATACCGACCCGCGTCTTGCTGAAATTGACGACGTGCCCACCCTCGTCGCACCGACCCATGTCGTAGAGTCGCTTGACCTCGTCGGCGGTGAGGGCGACGTCGTAGAGTTTGAAGTTGGAGATGAAGCCGTCTAAATATTCAGTAGACCCACCAGCACTTCTATATCCAATTCGTAATTCTGGATTTTGTGGCAAATTTAATCCAGAACCCGCTCCACTTCCAACTAAAACGCCGTTTTGATACACACTCTGTGTACTACCATCATAGGTGACTACAAAATGCCTCCAATTATTCAGAACAGTAGAAATAGTCGCGGCCAAGGTAGAACTCGAATAGAAAAAGTAATATGTTGATGTCATGCTACCATTAAGTCTAAAACCGACCATATTATTAGTTGTGTTGTTACCTATCGTGAAAAACTGTGCCACATTATTTATAGTACTTGTGTGATACACCCATAAAGATGCAGAGTGTTTAAAGTTGCCACTTATACCATACAAATTTGTGGTCACGTAATCATCCGTCCCATCGAACACCAAAGCCTTTTCGGACGCGTCATAGTACGATCCATTAACCATTCTCCCATCCAACCCCCTCCCACTCGTATCCTTCACGACCCCATTCTCCGTGTTGTTCGTCGACGTGTTGTATTCCACAACGAGTCGGTCCCGCCTCGGCGTGTCGTCCGCGTCGAGGGCCGGCCCAATGCGAGGCACCGTCAAGTTTCGCGTGAGGGTCAGTTCCCCGTTGTGAAGGGTCGACGCCCCTTGTTCGCGGGTGCCGAAGTAGCGGAGTTCGCCAACCCTGAAATTGGTGCTCGATCCTACGAGGCGTGTTCCGAGTAAAAAGAATTGATTATACATTTTAGTTGTTTGGATAGTGCGTATATTGGGTACGTATTCACCAAGTACTACACCTACCCATGAATCCAATGTTTCATATTCTCCTGTTTCGTCATTATACCCTAATATAACACCATCTTCTGGCATTTCGTTATATGAACCAGGTACGCGACGTGGGTCTATACTGACTTTTTTGAGATATATATTATATGGCAATTTCAAACCTATCCACTCACCTTTGTAATTACCCAATCCGTTAACACCTGAATATAAATAATCGGTTCCTTGATATATTGAATTAGCTGAATTATTTTTATTTAACCATGCCGATAGTGGGTTTTTATCAAATGCGTAATATGGTAGATATGAATTGCTAGCGAACGTGCTCACACTCATCTTAAAAACCCCATGCCCATCCATGTACGTCTCGTAGCCGGTCATCGCCCTCGGTGGAAACTCTTCCAATTCCCCGACCTCATCCATCACCGTGAGGGCCGCCTTGGGTTCGGTCGTCCCGATGCCCAAGTGTCCCCGGTACACCGAGACCGAAGACTTCGCCAACCCAAACTCATCCTTGTCCGCGTCGAAAATCTCTTGGACCCGGTCTTGGGAGAGGGCCGTCGAGAACACGCGAAGGTTGCGGACCTTGCCATCAAAGCCGTCGCCGATGCGGGCGACCACGTCCAAGTCTTCTTCGGTGCCGTGGAGTTTAAGTTCTCCGACTCCCGTATAGTTGGTACGGCTTTGTGTCTGTGTAATGACTAGACCAAAATACTTATATGCATTGGGTGTAGAGCTTGGTGTAAATGTTGTTCCTGTACTCGTATCTGGTGAACTAGCACCGGTGACAGCCAAAACTTCGGTCCACAATGTTCCATTGTTTGAACCATACAATTTAAAACTTTTTGGTAAAGCTGAGGTATCAGGCGTACCGACCATCACGATATTAGATAAAACGATTGCACGTTGTAATTTTATTTTTACCCACTCACCATTTTCAGGTGTCGCTGAACCACCTGAATCACTTCCGAGATTTGCAGATCTAACCGTCCCGTATGTCGTATTCGTGCCACCGTAAAGGTTTGTTAAGCCAATTGAAACCCAACCCGCACTCGAATCACCATTAAACATACGCCACGGTTGGTACGGGTTTGATGCATTAGAAGTATACATAGAGCTTGCAGTCACCTCGTAGCCTCTCTGGGCGTGTACCAAATCAGCGACACCCACAGGGGTCCCTGCTTGTCCCGTCATCGCCACGTGCGGATACTTGAGCACGTTCGTCGGGTCGGGGAAACGCACGAGGTCGTTCTCGTGGTGGCCGAAGAATTTCATCTCGCGTATGATCAGTCTATCGTAATTTACTTCTGTTATTACGATGGCTAAATATCTGAAGGCTTTTGTAGCATTAACCATAAAATTTGTACCGCTCGTACCATCAATATCAACGTTTGTGTGATACGACAATTGTGACCATGAAATGTCATCGTTTGAGCCTAGGATATAAAATTCTTTTGGTTCTCGAACTGTGTAAGTCGCGTGCGTTTGAATAAACACGTAATCAACTTTTATTTTATGCGGACATTCTAATTTGAGCCATTCTCCTTGTATACCACCAAGACTGGCGATGCCTATGTAACCGTTTCCATTGCTGCTATCGTATATATGGTTGGTGTCGTCGTAATTAGTCCACCAACCATCTGTCGACACAGAATCATCGAATGCTGACCAGGATGCACGACTTGATGTGTGCTCACTACTCGCACTCACCGTGTACCCGTACTGCGAATAGTAAGACATCGCGAACGGTGGGTACTCCCCGAACGTGTCCTCATTCTTCGCGGTCCCCACCAAGCGACCGTCCAAGTACAACTTTTTGTCGGAGCCTTCCCCATTATAGGTATAGGTCACGTTGTGCCACTCGGCGTTCGAGAAATAGTGGTCTTCACCACCCCACGAGATGTGACTGTCATCGACGAATCCGACGCGGGACGCGGCGTCACCCTCACCCTCGGCGGTTCCCACGTGGAAGAGTGGTGTCCCGTATCCCAATTGATCCGCCTTGACCCACGCAGACACGGAGTGCGGTTGGTCACCTTCGAACCCGAGATCCGCGGAGACGACGTTAGAGTTCGCGGCACCCGAGAGCGTCCACGACTTTTCGGTGGAGTCCCACGTGACGTTGTTTTCGGTGACGGCGACATCGTTCCCACTGTAGTCCGTCGCCGTGGACCCCTTGAGACCATCGAAGTACAGGGACGCACTGGTGAGGTCCGGTGTGTTGTACTTGGACGTGATGGTCGTGTCGAGGGACGTGTCACCCGTGGTGGCGGTCTCTTCGTAGCCGTAGTATTTTATCTGACCGATAGACACGTATCCACCGTTACCACCACCTTGAGTAGCGGTAATGATGAAACGGTAATATTTATAAAACTCATTTACCGTAAAACTCCCAAGTCTACCGTACCCGTCGCCTGGAAAATTATCAGAAGTGAGTCCGGACCATGAATGAATGTATTTCCACGTGGTTCCATCGTTACTGGCAACAATCGCACCAGTCTTAGTAATTCGATCCGGTCCCCAAGTATCGCCGCTTGCGTAGTATTCTCTATTTACGAGTACGTCGCT